CAAGCGATATTGGGCGTTTCCGTACAGGCCACGATACGGCCCAGGAGCAACCATGAGCACGCAACCTGCTGACGGTGGCGGTGGCAACACCATCACCGACCGACAACTATTTGACCAAGCCACTGCGCCTGATCCGACGCCGACCCCGTCGCCGGCACCGTCGCAATCCCCGCCTGCGCGGGGACCGCAAAGCCCGTCAGATACGGGCGGAGCAACGGACGCGCCGCCGCCGTCAACCCGGCCCGACCTGCAGCCGCAACAGCCCGCACAAGCGGACCAGCAGCCGCGGACGCCAGAGGGGAAGTTCGCCCCCAAAGGCCCACCGCAGCCGCAACAGCGGCAGCCGGAAGATCATCGCGTACCGCTTCGGGAAATGCTGGACGAGCGCGAGCGACGCCAGCGCATCGAGGCGGAATACAACCAACTGCTGCAGCACATTCAACAGCAGCAGAGGGCGCAGCAGCCGCAAGGCCCGGAAACCATATTCGATGCCCCCGACGAATATCTCAATCAACGGGTGATCGCTCCACTGCGCCAAGAAATGCAGATGGAGATGATGAAGCGCACCGATGCACAAAGCCGGGAATTTGCCAACGTGCAATTCGGCGAACAGGTGGTCAACGCCGCCCTCGCCGACATCGCGAGAATTCGACAGACCCCGCAAGGGGACTTCGTATTTCGGCAAATCATGGCTGCGGGGCACCCCTACGGCGAATTGGTCAAATGGCATAACCAGGCCCGCGCGCAAGCGGCGATCGGCAACGATCCGCAAGCGTGGCTGCGACAGCAGCAACAGGCTTGGTTCAACGATCCGAAAGTACAGGAGGCGATGGCACAACACCTTCGCCAGAAGTACGCAGAGCAGCAGCAGAAAAACGGCTCGGGTAATCCGCCCAACGTGTCGCTTCCGCCTTCGCTTTCGTCGGTGCCGTCCACCTCGGGCCGCAACGTCGAGCTGGGCGATCTAAGCAGCGAAAGCCTGTTCAACTTCGCGATCAAATAGACCCGGCCGTATCTGTCCGACACGAAGCACCCGCCCATCGAGGCGGGTTTTTTGTTGTGCGGACTGATGACGGCTACCCCAGAAAGGATGCGCCGTCATGGCCAATACTACCATCCAGACTAACAATAAGCTCGTTAAGTACACCCAGGACATCAATCGGGAGTGGGTGCGCCAAAACATGTTTTCGCCCTACATGGGCGAGGACGTCAACTCGATCATCCGCCGTCGCATGGAGCTAAAGTCCGGCGGTGAGCAGATGAACATCCCGCTGGTCCGGCGGCTTGCAGGTGCCGGCGTTTCCACCGGCCCCTTGGTTGGTGCAGAAGAGGCCATCGAAGATTACGGCTACCGCATTTGGCTTGAATGGGCGCGTAATGCGGTGGTCACCACCAAGGCCGAAAGCCAGAAGGACAGCGCCGACATCTTCGGCGAGGCCAAGCCGTTGTTAACGGATTGGATCATGGAGCTAACCCGCGATGAAATCATTGCGGCGTTGATGGCGTTGCCGTCGGAAACCCAGCCAACGGCGGGCGTTCGCGTCAACGGCATTCTCTACAATCTCGCGACCGCAACTCAACGTGGACAGTGGCAGTCGGACAATTCCGACCGCGTGCTGTTCGGTGCTTCCACTGCTAACCGTGTTGCGTCGGCAGTGGCAACCGATCACGCGTCGTCGCTCGCCAACGTGGATGGCACGGCGGACAAGCTCACGGGCGCCAATCTCTCACTGCTCAAGCGTATCGCGATGGGTGCCAACCCGCGCATTCGGCCATATCGCACCAAGGACGGCTACGAATACTATGTTGCATTTGCCGGCCTCAACACATTCCGCGATCTCAAGATCAGTCTTGAGACCGTGAACAAGGACGCCCGCCCGCGTGAGAACATGGGCACCTATGGCGCTCCTAATAATCCCCTATTTCAAGATGGGGATCAGCTTTACGACGGAGTCATCGTCAGGCTCGTGCCGGAGATAAGCAACTTCGTCACCTCGACATGGACGACGTTGCTCACCGCAGGCACCGTAGGCACGCCTGCGGGTTACACCGGCCGTGTGGAGCCGGTGTTCCTCTGCGGCCAGCAAGCCGCAGTGATCGCGTACGGTCAGATGGCGAAGCCCACCTTCAGAAAAGAAGATGACTATGGCTTCATCACCGGCACCGGCATCGAGGCAGCTTACGGCGTCGGCAAGATGTTTGCCAAGGTGCCGAAGGCCGGCACTGCATTGAAGCAATGGGGCGTTGCCACCGGCTTCTTTGCCTCGTCTGCCGATTAACCCTCAACCCGATCTCGCGGGAGGAATACAATGCCTTCACTATTCGACGCGAATATACCCGCCCGCGATATCGGGGCTTCTGTTATCCAAGTCGTCGCCGGTCGGGCCAATCCGATCGGCGGCGTTTCGGTCTACAGCGTCAAGATCGGAAGACTTCCGGCGGGCGCTATCATCACGGCCGTTTCGACCAACGTGGAAACCGCTATCACCGGATCAACGCCGGCATTCAGTATCGGCACGACCGCAGGCGGTGCCGAGATCGTTACAACGGTTGCGCTGACGGCAGGCAGCTTGAATACCGTGCCATTGGCTGCGCTGGTGCAACCGCTTGTGACCGATACCGACGTGTACGCCAACATCACCGGCACGGCGACCGGCGACGCTTACGTCATGGTGCAGTTCTATAAGTTTGGGCCGACCTGACATGGCGCGGATCACTTGGCTCGGCGAGGACGAGTGCGCCTGGAACAATGTGACGTTTCCTCCCGGCGTGCCGGTGGAAATCGCCGATCCGTACATGATCGGCAAGGCGCGGAATAATCCGTTCTTCCGGCTCGATGAAACGGTGTCCGGCCTCATGCCTGAGACATGGACCAACACACCGCCAGATGATCTTCCGCTCAAGCGCAAGCGCGGCCGGCCGCCGAAGGTGAGGGACAATGTGGATCAGTAACTACGGCGACCTCAAAAACGAATTGAAGGAATACCTGTTCAACAACCGCTTTGCCGCGCGCTATGACAATTATACCAAGATGTTCGAGGCCGACGCCAATAGCCGGCTGCGGGTGCGGCAGATGGAATTCACTGACGTTTTTGTTGTCACCAACGGCTTATGGCCGCTTCCGCCGGATTATCTGCTCTGGCGATCGGTGCTGTGGATACGGGGCGGCGTTGCGACACCTCCCGTTTCCCCACCATATCGAGACGTTACGGAGATGGATTATGTCCATCCCGCCTATCTGCATGCCGATGTGATCGACCGCAGCTATGGCAGGCCGACGGTATTCACCATCGAGGGCACTCAATTCAGAGCGCGTATTCCAACCACCGGCTCCGACGCCTACGAATTCCACTACTACGCAAAAATTCCCACGCTGATCGGCAGCGACTTAAACAGCAACTGGCTGCTGTCCGAATATCCCAACGCCTACCTGTTCGGGCTGATGATGGAGGCCGCAGGACAGGGCCGAAACGTGGAAATGGCGCAACTCTACAAGGCGCGCAGGGATGAGGTGTTTCAGGAAATCATCCAGTTATCCGCACTCACCACCGGCGCTACCAGCCCGAAGGTCCGCGTTGGGGAGTACTTCTGATGATGATCTTCGACCGCGACGGCAACGAAATCGTTGATATCCCGCTGTCCGAGAAGAACCAGCGCGTGCTCGATCACGACGAGGAAATCGTGATCATCTACCACACCCCGCAGATGCTGCGTTATGTCCTGGGTGAGAAGTCGGGGACATTCATGCTGCGCAAGCTCGGCGGGCATATCGTGGCGCAGGATGTCGTCGGCATTCGCGCCTACGCCGATCTACAGCGCGCCATCAAGGTTGCGCGGGAGCAGCACTGATGCCCGCAAAAAAGCTACCGGTGGAATTTGGCGAATGGCGACCGGACATCGCGGAACTCGACACCAAGTTCGCGAGTGAGGTGGAGAACGTCTTCGCCGGCGCCAATTCCTATCTGCCATTTCCATCGCTGCTGCCGTTCGGGACAGCCTTGCCGTCCAATGCGTGCGGGCTCTACACCGCCCGCAAGCTGGATGGCACCTGGAAAGTCTACGCCGGCACGCACACCAGGCTTTACACATGGACGCTGGCCGGATGGACAGATGTCAGCCGCACAGTCGGCGGCAACTATAACGTGGCGCCAGGCGACCTGTGGCAATTTGAGCAGACCGGCCAGCACCTTGTGGCAGTTCAGACCGGCGACGATCCGCAGTGGATTGATATAGAGAGCGGCGCCAATTTCACTGCGCTACCCGGCTCACCGCCGCGCGCCACCAACGTGAAGCAAATCGGCGACTTTCTGTTCTTGTCCGGGCTGGCAACCGCTGGGCTGTACAACAAGCGTATCATAATTTGGAGCTCCATTAACGACCCGACTGGATGGACCGTAGGTACTAACCTCTGCGACATGCAGGAATTCCCAGACGGCGGCCCGGTGCAAGGTATTGCCGGCGGTGAGATCGGCTACGTGCTGCAGGATCGCACCGTTCGCACGCTGCAGTTTCTGCCCGGCGATACCACGCTGATTTTCAGCTTCTCGCGGGTGCTGGATGATCGTGGCTGCGTGTCGAAATATGGCTTCGACAGCATCGGCAATGTTCTCTATTTCGTTAGCGAAGACGGCTACTATGCATTGAGCGGTCAGCAAGTCACGCCGATCGGCCAGGACAAGGTCAATGAGTGGTGGCTGGCGAATTCCGACGCGACCCGCCGCGGCGTCATGCATTGCATTGCCAGTGTGAACAAGCCGCGCGTCGTGTGGGTCTATCACGACAGTTCGGCCAGCGCGATGTACAACAAGCAACTGATCTTCGACTGGTCGATCACGCGCTGGGCGCGGGCATCAATCTTCGCCTGGATTTGGGGGCTAATGGCGTCGGTCAATCTTGACCTCGACACTGACGGCACCGAGCCGGGCGATGCCGACCTGGACAGCGCCGCATCATCGCTCGACAATCCGGCCTATGTCGGCGATCGACCGGCGGTCGGTGCCATCAACCCGGATGGTTATCTCTCGACACTGAACGGTCCCAACCTACCGGCGACCATGGAAACCGCCGAGGTGCATCTGGCGCCCGGTATGCGGACATTCGTCAGCGATGCTTATCCACTCGATGATGCCCGCGACGACGCCACCGGCACGCTCGCTGCCGGCACCCGGGAACGACTGCAAGATGCCTGGACCTGGGGCGTGCCGGTCATGATCGAAATCACCGGCTCGGCGGCGCTGTATTCGTCGGCCCGGCTGCATCGCTTCCGCCGTTTCATTCCGGCCGGCACGGTGTGGACACATGCGCAGGGTGTGCAAATCGAGGCGCAGCAGGACGGCACCGTGGCATGAACATATGGCAGCCGGCGCCATTCCGCATTGCGTTTGACGCTGCCCGTGACCCCTACACCGCGCGCAACGCGCTCGGCATCATCAGTTCCGGTGGCGGCGGTACGGTAACGTCAGCCACACCGCCGCTATCGATCAGCGGCGGCGGCGTGATCTCGATCGATCTGAGCGGTTACCAAACGGTCCCGGTAGCGTGGACGGCCTTTACGCCAACCTTGGCGGCTGGATCAGGCACGCTCACTTCGGCGGCCGCTACTGGGCGCTATACACGATCCGGTAAGAATGTGAGCTTCAGCACTCGTATCACCATCACGACCAACGGCACGGCAGACACTTACATCACCGCAACTCTGCCGGTGACAGCATTTGCTGCAAGCCAAGTGCTCAACGGCTACCACGAAACTTACACCGAGGTGATGTCGGCGGTGATCCTGTCAGGTTCTCCGACCGTCGTGCGGATCAAAAACTCGGCCGGCGAATACCCCGGCTTTGATGGTGCTGCACTTGTTATTTCTGGAACATATGAGGCCGCCTAATGCCGACCACCGAAGACATCCAATGTTGGAGCACAACGGCGCTCACCAACGGTACCGTTGACGCCGGGATCGGCTGGGCTGAAAACCAGGCACGCGCGAGCGTGAACAACTCCGCGCGCGGGATGATGGCGGCGCACGCCAAACATCGCAACCTCAACAACGGCTCGATCACGACCGGCGGCTCGGCCAACGCGCAAACGTTTACTTCGCCGGTCGGCTATGGCGTAGTTCCGACCGGGCTGCGCGCGCTGCTCAAGATCGGCTTTACCAATTCCGGCTCCACCACGCTCAACATGGACGGCATCGGCGCCGTTACTATCAAGGATCAGGCCGGTAACAACCTTGACGCCAACGCAC